AATTGTAGAAAACTTAAGGGTTGTTTTAGAGCGCTTTGCTAAAGACAAAAAACCTTGGGAAAATTTAGCTTCTGTTATTCGTTCTGAAAATAGATTTGCTGTACAAAACGTCTCAAGGCTATTAGACACACGTTCTAGAAGACGTTCCGAATTGTTTGTAAGCTACTTATCAAAAGATACCCCTCAAGTTAATATTATGGGTAGGTATTACACTTTTGCTGATCTTCAAAAGACTCAGTTAGCCGATCAAAGGTTTATTGATGCCTGGAGAAGAACACAAGGTAAAAAGTTAGCTAGAAAAATATTTATTACTGGTCGTGCGCCTTTAAGGGTCTATTTTAGAAAATTTGTTGAAAAATATCCTACAACAGAAAAACTCAAAAAAGACCTGCTTAGGAGAAACCCTAAAATTAAAAAAGCATATGACTTGTATAAAAAGGTTAATAAAGGACGGGAACCAACAGACTCTTGGTTTACAAAGATTGCCTCAAACAATCGTGAAACGGTTCGTAGAATTCTTGATAGAGAGTTTTTAGTAGCTAGCAAAAAACCCACTGATAATATTTTTGATGAAAAGGCAATAGATAGCCTTACTAAAATTGCCAAGTTAATTTCCTCGGGTCAGTCTACTGACTATGATACCTTAGCTATTAATATTGGTAAATCTTTTTCTAAAGACTTTGAGAATATTATACCCTTTACCAAGCATACATTAAAAGACCACCACAAAGAAGGTTCTAAGATATTAGAATTTTTTAAAGATCAAGGCTTAATTAAAGTACAATTTAGAGGTAAAACCCGAAGAGGTGTATTAGATGTAGATACAGGTCGTGCATCTGGTGGTTGGGCAGATACTATTTCAAGAGAAGTTATGGTAGTTGATAAAACTCTATTGAAGCTTCAGGAAGCAGAAAGAAAAGTTACTATATCTAGGCGTCTAGGTGTTACCTCTGCAAGAGATCAGCTCTATGTTAAGGCTAACAAAAAGACTTATGTTGATGCACGAGGTAACGACACAGGGCTTCCTTTAATTTCTCGTGATAAATTTGCTGACTATGATGCAAAGCAGATTGATCGTGAAATGGCACAAATGTTAAATCATGTTATGGACGTTGAATATGGAGTTGATGACGAATTTTTTAGGTTCATGGACGATATTACTAGGTTTAGAGACCCAAGAGGTAACTCTAAGTACTATGACAGTATTAATGAATTTCGTCATGAAATTTTGAATAGGGGTGAGCAAGGGTATGGTTTAATGGCAACTGCCAAATATCATGCTCAACGTGGTCGGAATTTTAAAACAACTGCATTTATTGACTCTCGTGGTCGTGTATATCATCGTGGTTATCTAACTCCTACAGGAGGAGAGCTTGTAAGGCCTTTTTTAAATTCTGGAACTTCTCGTCTTATGAATACTGGCGCTTATGATGAGTTAAAAATTCAAATAGGCGCTATGATAGGTCCAGGCACTGAGGCGCTTACCCAAGCAGGGCGTAGGGCTATCTTTGCTCGTAATCAAGAAAAGATTATTGAGCTTGGTGAAATCATGATGTCAAAGACTCAGAGAGACCGCCGATTAAGAGAATTCCTAGAACACCCTTTGATAAGAGGATTAGAAGGCCCAGAAGTGGCTAAAATGTCCCGCATGGCTCTAGAATATGCTCGTATTGAAAGGCATATTAAACAAGGCAAACCCCTTAACGCCTATAGAACAAAACTTATGATTGAAAACGATGCTTCCTCTAGCGGGGCTCAAATTATAGGTCTATCTACAGGAGATCGTGCAGTATCTCAGGCTTCTAACGTATTAGCTACTCCCCAGAAAAACCGTCTTTATGACTTGGTTGCTATGGATACAGTTAATGATGTAGAGTTTACTAAAATTGCTGCTCTAAGAGACGCAGGTCTTACTTGGGAAGATTTGGCTAAAGCAGCTAAGTCTCAAAACATGGTTTCTTTCTATGGTGCGGGAGCAGCTACTAAAACAGCTAACGTGGCTAATAAGCTATCGAAGGTTTTAGATGATAAAGGTTTTGTAACTGTCACCAAAGCTAATCTTAGCGAGCAGCTAAGAATAATTGACGGTAAAATTAAAATTGCTAATAGAGAAAACGCCTTGAGTGTTTCTTCTGAGTTAACCTCTTTTAGAGATGAGCTTATAGAAATGATCAACAAGAACGAACCTGTAGGTAGAACTCTATTAAAACAAGCAGCAGACATCCATCCAGATACTGCTGACTTTGTTAGAAGGTTAACTAGTTCCCGAAGAGGGATTGTTGGCCCTAAAGAATTTGCAGAAGTTTCTAGGATTATGTCCAAGAACCTTGCGCAGAGAGCACCTGTCACTGATAACTTTATTAATTATTGGAAACAAGTTGCTACTACTTATGTCCAAGATACCAAAAAGGTTGATATTCCTTGGGTAACTTTTGACGGAAAAATTATGACACAAAGATATCGTGTTAAGCCACAAGAACGTGTGGAGTTTGAAGATCCAATAACGGGTCGGAAAATTGCGAATATCTACGAGGCCAGTGCAGAAGATGGAAAGCTTGTTGGTAAAAGCTCTCTTAATGATGCACGTATTGGACTAGGTGTTAACGGAAATCACAGCAATGATGCCGCTATCGTACGGCGTTTCCATTTATGGGGGCGTAAAAACGGCGTTGATACTGCTACGATTCACGATGCTTTCTTTACTAACATATCGGAAGCTAATCGTGCTAAAGATGCTTTAAGGACCATCTATGCTGATGCCCTTGAAGGTGATACTATTAGGAAGACTTTAAAACAAATGCGTAAAGAAGGTCTTTCAAGAAAATCTTACAATGAACTCTTAGCAAAAGCAAAAGAGATGGGTCTTATTGATCCACCTAATAAGATTACTAGAAAGGACATACTTGCTCCAATCCGTGAAGGTGAAGACTGGTATGGCATTGGTCCATAGTTATTTGTAATAGCCTATGAGACTTAACTAATAGAGTTTGTAACTCTGTATATCTATAAAATTATAACTCAAGCTGTGCTTGAAAGGAAAAATTATGAGTGAAGAAAATAAAGTAGTTGAAGAAGTGACTGCAAACGAAGAGTCCAACGAGACTCAAGAACAAGAAACTGTTCAGGAGGAATCTGTCACTAATGACGAGGTAGATCCGATTGAACGTGAAGTCCAAGAGAGGCTTGCTAAAATGAAATCCAACATGGATCGCATGGCTAGTGAGCGTGATGAAGCTCTTAGGAAAGCAGTTGAGATTGAACAAAAACAAAAGCAAGATCAAATTCAACGACTAGAGGAAGAGGGTAAACTGCAAGAAGCTTTAGAAATGAAGCTGGCAGAAGCCCAAGCAAGGCTAAAGGTATTCGAAGAAGAAAATATCAAGCTAAACCGTGACAGTGTAGTTAATTCTGCGCTAGGGGGCTTAGACTTCCGTAATGAGCGTAGTCGTCAAATGGCCTATCGTGATATTGTTGAGCAACTCGTTCAAAATGATGATGGTCTTTGGGTTCATAAAACAGGAACTAACATTCAAGACTTTGTTACTTCGTACTCTAAGAATGAAGATAATTCTTTCTTATTCCGTGTTAAAGCAAATACAGGCGCTGGAACAGCAAACAACTCCGGCGCTCCGTCAATGGATCAAAAGAAATCTATTGGTGAAATGACAACAGAAGAAGTACTTGCCCTAGCCGCTAAAGGCCAATTAGGTAATTACTCATATTAATACTATATATAATACCATAAGGAAATAAATCATGGCTATTACAAATACAGACTTTCAAAATGTAGCTCTCGCAATCTCTGCTTATGCAGACGAAGCTTACACAACTGAAAAGAAATTGAACTCTACAGGTATCGTTGGTCAACGTGACGATATTAACGCTGATGGCGAATCCTTTGTTGGTCAGTTCCGTTGGTACAAACCACTGTCTGCAAACATCAACGTTCCTTCTTTGTCTTCTGCAACAGACGGTACTTACACTGATGTTACAACTGACATTGCTAACTACGTTAAGACTGTTCGTACCTTTGGTGCGCAGCAAGTTAACTTGCAAGAAGTTGTATCAAAGCAAGACGGTCTTTCCAAAATTGCTCGTGACTTTGCACAAGTACGTGGTGATGACGAAGGTAATGCTTTGCTGTCCGTTCTTAAAGGTGTTGCTGCACACGAAGTCGCCCTTGGCGATGCTGGTGGCGCTGGTAACGGTGGTATCACAACCTTTGAAACAGATGCAGATGCAGCCGCTACAGGTTTCTTTGTAGACATTAACGATGCTGGTGACTTCGGTGCCGCTGCAACAGGTTCTTCTGACGCACGTAAACTGTTTGACTCCTCTGCTATTGGTGCTGCTCGTGGTGAGCGTCTCTTTAAAGCAATCGGCATGGCATACAAAGACCATGAGCCAGACTTCATGTATCTCGCAACTTCTCCTGAAGTTATGGCTGAAATGCGTGCCGCTAACTTGGTTGATGACACAACAGTAACTGATGGCAACCTTGAGTTCTCCACAGTCTTTGGCGGTAAATTCCGTTTGATCATGACTCGTGCAACACAAACACAAGCTGCTGCTTCTGGTGACTTGAACGCTCAGTCTACTAAGTGTTCCTTCATCTTGAAGCCAGGTTCTGTTTCTTTCGCACCTGTAACTACACCTACTCCTGTTGAAGTTGACCGCAATGCGGCTGCTTACACTGGTGGCGGTTCGACAAACATTTGGTACCGTTATGGCTTCATCATGCACCCAATGGGTTATGACTGGGCAGGTGCCACTAACGCATTTGCAACTAACGCAAACTACGCTGCAGCTGCTTCGTATGTTCGTAAAATGGATGCATTGAACCTCGGCATCTTGCCTGTTTACCACTCATAATTAGACTAGGAGGGACTAATGGCTTTAGTTCTTAATACTAATAGTTATGTAGAAATAACAGAGGCTAGTGATTACTTTGAAACTCGGATTGATTCTGCCAGCTGGGATACAGCTACAGAGGCAACTCGTGAGGACGCACTAGTAACTGCTACACAAATTATTGACAACAATCCCTGGATTGGCTCTGCTGTTAGTCCTTCCCAAGCTCTTGCATGGCCCCGTAAAAACGCTCTTTATTATGATAATCGATTAGGATTACAAGTTACGTTTTCAACTACTGAAATACCTAACTTAGTTAAAATTGCAGTTTACGAACAAGCCTTGCACCTACTAAATAACGAAGACCTTTTGGCACAAACAACACAAACATACGAAAGTATTAGTATTGGTAATATTAGTTTGAGCGACTCTAATAATGATGTCACTCGTATTTCTGTTACTCCAAATTTCGTTATTAAACCTATTCGCCCACTCTTAAGAAGAGGCGTTACAGGGGTAGGCTCTGGTTGGTGGAGGAATAACTAATGTCACTTTCTGCTAAAGTAACTGTTGCCGTTAATAAGGCATTTACTGCTGCAGGAGACTTGGTTAAACAAGGTACACTTTCTTCAAAATCTGTTTCAGGATACGATTTTGCAACTAAAAGTACTGTAAGTACAACTAGTAGCGTAATTGTAGACGTTATTATTCAGTCAACTCAAAAACCTTCTGGTGATGGTTTTACAGTAACTGCAATGATGCGTTCAGGTATTAATCTGTCTGTCTATGATACTTTGACTGTTGAATCAAAAGTATACAATATTGTTGATTACAGCGATAATGGTTTTACTATTGAAGCAATTCTAGTGAAGGAGGCTTAATAATGTATGATAATGTTCTAGATGACATTGAATCTATTTTTGCCTCTGCAACTTGGACAGCAAATAACATAGATATTTACCCTGATAACTATCAAGGTACAATATCAACAGAAAATGAATTTTGTAGATTAAGCGTATTACCAAGTTCTAGTGGCCAATTGGCTCATGGTGGCATTAAAAGTTTAAGTGGCCTCGTAGCCATTAAAATCTTTGTTAAAGCTGGTGAGGGTCAATCTCGCATTATGGCGATCTCAGATATTCTTGACATTAGTCTTGAAAACAAAAAACTAACCAACGGTACAGAGCTTGCTACATCTTATTTGAATGTGGAAGGGCTAGACCCGTCTAATAAGTCGCTTTATAGCGCAAGTTACATCATACCATTTAAACTATACGGAGAATAACAAATGGCGCACATTTCATCCCTAGGTGCGGGTATCTTTACATACCTCGACATCTTTACAGGCACCATTCCTGCTGGCACTGATACTGCCGCAGAATGTGCTGCACTATTTGTAGGAACAACTCCAGGAACAGCAGACGCAACTCATGTGCGTATGCCTTCTGTTCGAGAATTTCCTTCAATTGGTACTCCTGCAAACATCGTAAACGTTCCTGTTTATGGTCAGAACACTTCTTCTCAGGTTCAAGGGCAATCAGACGCTCCAAGCCTAGAAGTTACTGTAAATTATATTGCAGAGAATATGACAAGCATCCACGATCTTATTGGTCAGCAAGTTGTGTTCCGCTTTATGATGGCAGCGTCTGCCTGTACACAGGACGAAGGCGCAGGTTCAACTCTTGCAAAAGATAACACAGAATTTTACTTCAAAGGTAAAATCGAAGCTATCTTGGTTAACCCTGCTTTGACAGATGCAACTACTGCAACTGTTACTTTGTCTGCACAGTCTGACTTCTTTGGCCCAGCAACTCTTGCTGCTGCCTAATACTTAAAATTAGAGGGGGCTTAACCGCCCTCTCTTATTGTAAAAGAGATATATAATGAAAGATAAACCTTTTAGTAAGCCATTTGTAATGCGTACTACCTTTCGTCACATGCGAAGAAGCGTAGATATTAGTATTCGAAAATCCTTTGAACGATTCCAAGACTTTGATAATGATTCTGAAGTTGGAAAAGAAATTATGGAAACATTAGATGTACTACACAAAGTAAGGAAGTTGCTTGATGACTTTCAGGCTAATAATACAGAATTATTTAAAGAGAGAGACCGTTTAGAATGAAACACCTAGTTGGAAAAAAGATTATTGAAAAAGTAAGTTTTATGAATGATGAAGTTGAAGTTAAGAAACTAACAGTTTCTGAAGTCCTTTATATTCAAGAACTAATCAAAAAATCTCAAAATAAAAAGAGTGATTATGACGACATTGCCTTGATTAAAGATGTTGTTCGTCTATCTGTAATTGGTGCAGAGGAAATTACCAATGAAGAATTTAATGAATTTCCCGTTGGAGAGCTAACTGCGCTATCGGGGAATATTCTACGTATTGCAGGTCTAGGTGAGACAGTGGGAAACTAACAAAAGAAGAAGAAATACTTTACGAGGTTGCATTTAATTTAGGTATGCCTGTCTATCAGATAGAAAAAGAAATGCCTTACTTAGAACTTTTAAAGTGGATCAACTTCTTTAATACACACCCTATAGGTTGGAAAGAAGATCAAAGAACCTATCTTATGTTAAGATCACAAGGGGTAAAAGAACCTGCTGAAAACTTATTTCCTACATTAAAAATAATAAAAGAAAACCAAATTAAATTACAAAAAGATGATCACGCTATGCCCAAAGGCAAATTCTTAGAATTAATGTTGAAGGCAAAAAATGGTGATAACTCTGGTTGGAATATTAATTTTAAAGGAAAATAAAAATGAATAACACTGTTAGTGTTGACGTTGTTAATTTTCAAAAAGAAATGCGAAGGGTTGAAAAAGAGCTTAAAGAGCTTGCCAGTATGGAAATTGAAGAAAGAATGGATTACTCAGTAGACACACTCCGTGTTGTTACACCTGTCGATACAGGGGAAGCAAGAGCGGGTTGGAAAACTAAAAAGATAAAAGACAAGTATGGCTTTTTAGGAGGATCCATTTTAAACCCTGTAGAACACATTGTAATGTTAAACAACGGACACAGTAAACAAGCCCCTAAATATTTTATTGAACAGGTGCTAACAAAAATAGGTATTTTAACCCCTGAATAAGAAACTGCCCCCTGATGGCTTCTCATTATCGAGAAATTGTTAGGGGGCAATTTTATTAAAGGAGCCAACATGAGTGGTGTAGAAATTCGGGTACGTGCTAATACCCAGCAAGCTAGAAGTGAACTACAAAAAGTAGAAGCTAGCGTTGGCAATATTGAAAAGGCAACAAAAGGGTTAGCTAGCTCTATTAAAGCAGCTATTGCAACTTATTCTGGTTTTGTTTCTATTAAGGGTATTGTATCCGCTGCAGATGACTTTAAAGCCCTTACTAACCAGTTAAAGCTTGTTACTAAGAATGGCGCTGAAACAACTGCGGTGATGTCTCGTTTAAACAAATTAAGTATCACTTCAAGAACAGGTCTTGAGTCTACAGCTAAAACTTATTCTCGACTTGCTAGGTCTTTAAGTAATACTGGTAGAAGCTCGGGTGAGTTCTTAGCAATTACAGAGGCAATTAATAAAGCCACTAAACTAGGAAACCAACCACTAGCAACACAAGAAGCGGCTCTTTTCCAGTTAAGCCAAGCTTTTTCTTCTGGCGTACTTCGTGGTGAAGAATTTAACTCTGTGTCTGAAGGTGCGCCTGAAATCTTACGAGCGCTAACAAATGCTTTAAACGTTAGTAGATCTGAATTAAGAGAAATGGCATTCGATGGCCAAATTACTTCAGATGTGCTTTCAAAAGCCTTACTAAAAGAACTTCCTAGAATACGGGGTGAGTTTGAACTATTAACTCCTCTTGTTAGAGAATCTGCTCAAATCTTAAATAGTGAGTTTAAAAGAGCTTTAAGTGAAATAGATAAGATAGCAGGGTTCTCTGAGTCTACAGCAAATAAAATTGGACTCTTAACTTCTGCATTTAGTTTTGTCGCTGATAATGCAAGTTATTATTTTGCAATTGTAAAGATTGAGCTCTTAAAACTTCGGGCCAGCGCTTTCAGCTCTATTGTTTCTATTCAAGATGTCTTTAGGTCTTTATTTTCTGTTAACTTTGATATAGACGGTTTTAAGAGTAAACTATCTACCGCATCTGAAGAAATTAAGAAATTTCTAGGATTAGGTAAAGATGCTGGAAGTCAAGACTCAAGTAGTTTTAAGGAAATGTTCAATATACCTCAGTTAGATTTGTCAGGCTATCTTCCAGATCTCTCTGCAATTGTTGGACACCTTATAAGGTTTGCTGAGTCAGTAAAAAGTATTTTCTTTAATATTTTTGATGATGTCATTTTAAATTCAACTTGGTCAAGTTTATTCTGGAAAGGCACTGATAGAATCGGTGGTCCTAAATTTACAGCAGCTTTGCAAAATGTTTTATCTAAAATTTCTGATTGGTCTACTAAGATTAAAACTTTATTTAAAGACTTAGCTTTCGGAGCTAGAGGGTTTAATGAGTTTGGTGAGGCTGGTAGAGGTGAACGCTCAGGCGGTGCTTTTAATTCTATAAATAATATTACTGAGTCAATAAAGTCATTTACAACGGCAATTTCAGAGGCAATATCCAGGTCTGAAACTTTCAATACTGCAACTAGCTTTTTTACAACTCGTAGACAAGCTCTTTCTAGTTTTATTTCTGATTTCACAACGGAATTTAGCGAGAGTGGTGGTATTTTAGGTTACTTAAATAAGGTTTCTAATAAACTAAATGAAGTAACTTCTAATCTTTCTACTAAAACTAAAACAAGTATTGATGATTTTCTTCTTGGAACACCAATTGGTAACGAAAAAGATGGGCGTATTGGCGGTGCGGTTAGCAATGTTACAGGTGCAGCAGGTGCAACTACTAATTTTTTAAGCGAAAATAAAATAGCTGTTGCAGGGGCTGCTATTGCAAGTGCTATCATCTTAGCCTTACCTTCTGAGTTAAG